GCGTAAGTGCGTCGTCTCCCATGGATACGCCCTGCCTTCAAACGCCGTTCCTGTGGCGATCTGGCAAGCCCAGGCCCGTGCAGCCGTCATGGCGGGCGAAGGGGTCGCGCTCACGGCTGAAGAATTTTCATCGGCAATTGTGACTAAAGAAAAAGTAGGTCCGATTGAAACTGAATATTCAGATAAGTTATTAGCTTTAGGTTCTAGTGCATTTCCGATTTTGGATGCTTACTTATCGGCTTATTTAAACGCAAGAGGCGGCTATAAACTTTCACCTTCGTTTGGGTTCTAATGGGACAGTTCGATAGACAAATCCAAACAGCGATAAGGCTAATTAAAAAAAACGGCCAACAAGTCGATTGGATTAAAAAAGTTGTAACTCCTAATCCGTCAGAGCCTTGGAACGAAACAAGTTCTGATGTTGTAGCCGGTAAGCCGTTTATTTGTTTTTTACCGTTAGATTTACAAGGTAAACAGTTTTTGATTAGTTTAGGTGCTGCACCTGAAATTGCACAAGGTACTTATTACGGGCTGATGGGTGCTGTCAATTTTCAACCGTCCACAGCAGATAAAGTTTTGCGTGACGGTAAATATTTAGAAATCGGCAGTGTTGATTTACTTAGCCCTAACGGGCAAAAACTTTTATGGACTGTGATATTTAACAAATGAACAACTATATTTTATATTTTGTTGGTGGTAAAGTGCCCACAAATGATGAGTTCAAAGCTGCTGAACAATTCATGAATAAAGGGCCGATCCTTAGATTTGTTAGCCTAGTCGATATTGATTTGAATGAGGGAGTTATTGATAATGTCGGTGTTGCTGGCAAGGTTCCCGAGGTATACAAAAACTTTGTCATTCTTGACGAAAAGCCCGCCGTATCAGTAATTGCCCCTCCTCCGCCAGCCCCTAATATTTCTGTGGGCAAAAATAAGGCTGATAAGTAAGTGCCTAGCTATATAGACGCCAGAAACGAAATATATGCGCAGCTTAATAACGTCAAGGCTTCTTTGTCTACGTTGTTAGGATATGAACCGCTTATTATTTATCAAGGCGTCGATAAAGATACTACGCCTGATGTAAATAAACTATGGCTGCGGGCTTCGGTGCAGACCGTTTTAGAAGGTCAGGCGACTTTATCCGGCAATGACCTACGTCGGCGGTACACTACGGACGGGCTTGTATTTATACAAATTTTTATACCGCGCGTAAGGTCGCAAGATTACGCATTCGGCCTAGCTGTTGCCGATTTAGTGCTAAAAGCCTATAGAGGTAAATCAACCGCAAATTGTGTTTGGTTTAGAAATGTAAGGCGGCAAGAGCTTTCGGCAGAAACTGCGTGGAACAGAGTTAATGTCGTTGGTGAATACCAATATGATGAAATCGGATAGGAGTATATAAATGGTTTGCGCGATTAACAAAATTGATTCTAACGTCACTGGTTTGGCTATTGCAGAAGAAGTTTGTTATAAACTTTTACCTGTTTTCGCTACGGATGGTTTTGATCCGACATGGTACGGTTTAGAACCTAACGAGTATTCTGATTTTGGTGGCGACTTGTCTACAGTAGCCCGTTCGCCAATTGACCCTAGTCGTCAAAACAAGAAAGGTACAATTACCGATCTTGACGCTAGCGGCGGTTGGAATATGGATTATACCAAGTCCAATTTTACGCGTATTGCACAAGGTTTCTTTTTTGCCGATGCTCGTCAGCCTGCCAGTACTAGGCCGCTAAACGGTGCTCAAGTTACAATTACTGCTGCTACGACTGGCCCCAATACGTATACAGCAGCTTCGGGTCTGGGAATTTTTGCAGCAAATAACGTTATTTTAGCTTCTGGTTTTACTAATGCTAGTAACAACGGGCTTAAAAACGTTTCAGCTTCCGCATCTGGATTGGTTACGGTAACTCAAACTCTTGTGGCGGAAGCGGCACCACCCGCAGCGGCAAAACTTGAGAGAGTCGCTTATCAGTTCGCATCTGGCGATATCAATATTTCGGTTACCGGGGGTATTCCTTCGCTAACCGCTACCGTTGCTGACTTTACTGCGCTAGGTGATCTTTTTATTGGCAAATGGATTTTCCTAGGTGATGATACAGCGGCTAATCGTTTTGCAAATAATGTTGGTTATGCCCGTATTAAGAATATAGAGGCTAAATCTTTGACGTTTGACGATACTACGTTTACGCCGGTTAACGAATCTGGAACGGCTAAGACAATTCGTATTTACGTAGGCACTAGCATTCGAAATGAAAAGACGCCTAGCCTGATTAAGCGTCGCTCTTATCAAATCGAACGCCAATTAGGGCAGGGGCCGACAGCTACACAAGCTGAATATTTAGTCGGTGCTGTCGCTAATGAATTAACTATCAATATCCCACAAGCCGATAAACTTAACCTAGATTTATCTTTTGTGGCCGCTGATATTCAATATCGAACCGGCAACGTTGGGGATGAAATTAAAGGCGGTGCTAGGGTGCCTGCTGGCGGCGAAGAGGCTTTTAATACAACGTCGGATATCTACCGAATCAAATTAACTGTACTTGACCCGACTAGCTCTAACCCGACTGCACTTTTTGGGTACGTTACGGAAGCAACTATAAACATCAACAATAGCATTAGCCCCGATAAGGCGGTTGGTGTTTTAGGTGCATTCGACGTTTCGTTCGGTAATTTCGAAGTGAGTGGCTCTATTGACGCTTATTTTACAACTATTCCGGCCGTTAAAGCAGTTCGCGCAAATTCCGATGTTAGTTTTAACATCATATCGGCTTCTAAAAATGTCGGTTTTATTTTCGATATTCCGTTAGTTGGGTTGGGTGGTGGTCGCGTTAGTGTGCAAAAAGACGCGGCTATTAAACTTCCTTTAGAATCTAGCGGGGCTGAAAATTCGGCAGGCTATACGATGCAATATGATAACTTCCCCTATTTGCCAAATCTGGCAATGCCTGTAGTGATCTAAAGATTTGTAGTAAACTGAAAGGGCCGCGTAAAACCGGCCCTTTTTTCATTACCGCAAAGGAATTAACGAAATGACAAGTCTTATTAAGAAATTCAAAACCGATTCCGGCAAAGAAAACAACGGGGTTGCTATTGAATATGAAGCCAATGACGACGGCACTGTTCCTACTATTTGGGTTCGCCGAGTAGGTTGCACCGAACATACAAAAGTTCAAAATCGACTGTTTGCACCTTTCCGCACGCATCAAAGATTAAAAGTAATTCCTGCTGAAACAAACACCCAGATTCTTAGAGATGCTTTTGCTATTGGTTGCATTTCTAAATGGGAAAATGTTCAAAATGAAAACGGAGAGCCTATTCCGTTTAACGATGAATCCGTTTGTGCGACTTTGGCTAGTTTGCCTGATCTTTATTATGATTTGACAGCTAAGGCTAGCGATATTGATAACTACAAAGCCGACAGTTTGGAAGTTATCGCAAAAAACTAATAGAGGTTTTGGAGTATCTTATTCTTCATGGCCCGAATGAAGAAAAGATAGCTAGGCAGGCAATACTGAATCGTCAGCCATTGCCTGATTTTATAGCGAATGCGCCAGAACTGTTAACGGGATTGGAGTTTTATTTAAACGCGTTTACTGATTTGAGCACGGAAAGGCCGGCCGGAATGGGCGGAATACTGCCAATACCAGTTAGTAAAATGCGAGAATTTGGTTTGTGTAATAGTTTAGATATGAGCGAGCTGGGCGACTTTATCTATATTATGAAAACACTAGACAAAAATCACGTAACTAAAACTAATGAAAAACTAAAAAGCAAGAATGGCTAACCTTCTTGATTTGGCAGCGCGATTAGAAACTAAGGCTAGCGATATAAAAACCGTTGCTTCTGATCGCGCTGTTTTTGCAGCTAAAGAGTTATTAAAGACTCTTATTTATCAAACCCCTGTTGATACTTCTACCGCGCGTTCTAATTGGCAGGTTTCTATCGCCGCCCCAATATTTAACTATATAGAAGCTTACGAATACGGCTCTTTTGGAAGTACAGCCCGCGTATCTTCCCAAGCGGCTATTTTTGTGGGCAATGAAAAGCTAAAAGAAAAAAAGCCGGGTCAAAGTATTTTTATTACCAATAACGCACCTTATATCCGTGATTTAAATTCAGGTACTTCTAGACAAGCGCCTGCCGGATTTATAGAGGCTTCAGTTTTAATAGTGAGAAAAAAGTTAAATGGCTGACGAAACAATCATTATTGAAATTAAAGACGGCATAGATAATTCTATTGTCGCAAAAATCAAGGGTATGGCAGCCGCTGCTAAGACTGCCCACAGTGAGATTGCAGGTTTTGCAAAGCAATTTGATTCGCTTAACAAATCGGCCGCTGTTGTAACAAAACTGCAAATTGAAAATGAACGATTGGCGGCAGCAACGCATCGGGCTGATGCAGCGGCC